TTTTCTCTAGCTTGTAGAAATGCCTGTTGCTCTTGCGTTTCTTCTTTTTCAAATACATCTTTAATTCTATTATAGAATTTGTTTCTGTATTCGGTGTTCATACGTATTTTTGACATTGTGTTTTATCCTTTCTGTTTATTGATACGTGGGAATTTATACTAATGGTTTTAATTGTCAAGTCTCAAATTAATTTCTAGTTTAGAATCATTCTAAATTTTTTTGTAGGGAGGGTGGGCCCGTAGGTAACAAGCTTATAAAAAAAATAAAAGGTCCTTGACATAGTTCCCATAAACCCCTATATAGAGTTAGGTATTGTTGGTGTATGGAAATCCCATAATGAGCCGGCAGTCCTTTCGGGTTTAATCTGGTGTTAATAGCACCAGCTTGAGCCCTGGTCCTGTGTCGAATTAAATTCAGCTAGCAGGACTTGGGGTCAAGCTATTAGTGCCTCGGTCCCGTACGGACTTACCAGGTGTGAAGAGCTTGGCCACTTTAGAATGATTCTAAACTTTTTCAGTGGGGCGCGGGCGGGTGGGCCCGCAGGTCACAAGCTTACAAGCTTAAAATAATAGTTGACAAGCTGACTGGGATATTGTAGGAATAGATCTTGACCTCGTTTGGTGCTTTTCCGGTCGATAAATTTGCCAAAGCACCACAAACTAGAAAGGATATTATGAAAGTAAAAGACGCGTTAAAAATAACAGACTCATTTACAAAGACTAAAAAAATGCCCGGCCTGAGCTACAGCCTGCCAGCCTGGGAATGCAAGACAGGCGCTAAGCTGGTGAAGGTACCGGGCAGCGTGTGCGCTGGTTGCTATGCAATGAAGGGTAATTATACAAGATACCCGGCTATTAAAGCAGCGCAATATAGGAGGCTTGACGCTATCAAAAACCCGTTATGGGTTCAGGCGATGGCTACAAAAATTAAAAGGCAAAAATGGTTTAGATGGCACGACGCCGGCGACATACAGAGCGCGGACCATTTAAAGAAAATTTTTGAAGTGTGCAAGCTTACGCCAGATACAAAACACTGGATGCCGACGCGCGAAGCGCAATTCTTAAAAGATGTAAACCCTGAAGAGGTTCCAAAAAATTTAATCATTAGAATGTCTTCGCATATGATTGATCAAGGCCCGGTGAGCTTCTGGCCCTGGACATCGACAGTAGGATCTAAAACAAGAACCTGCCCGGCCCCAGATCAGGGCGGCAAGTGTGGCAGCTGTAGAACCTGCTGGAATAGAGAAATCCCAAACATAGAATATGGCAAACATTAAATACGACTACGACATAGAAGCGGTCCACAATGACTGGTGCCGCGCGAACGGTTACCCGGTCCGCAAGCGTACAAGCAGAAAACCAGGGAGGCCAGGGAGGGTGGGCCCGAAGGCCACAAGCTCTCAAGCCGACAAGCGGGTGGGTGGGCCCGAAGGCCACAAGCTAACAAGCTAACAAGCTAGGCGTCAAGCGGTTCGCGGATCAACAAGCGTTGGATATGGTCCCAAGCCTGGGCCACGCACGGCGTCTCTCTGTAATCGGACAGAAGACCGTGGATCGATTTACTCTCATAAAGTTTTATGATGTCTCCAAGAGGCTCTTGGAGTAGGATAAAGTTCCGTTTCGTTCTGGTCATATGAAATAGTTTTTGATGAGGACTAAAAGATATTTTTGGAGCTCTTGCAATCTTAAGCTCAACCATAAAAAATCCGCAAGAATCGTGATAACCAAGCAAATCAGGCACACCAAAAGATGCCCAAGATTCCAGTCTAGTCCACTGAATTTTAGGTGTGTTTTTCTTAAGTTTTTTCCAAAGTTTTGTTTCTGCTTTCACCGGAATTCCTACTTGCTAACTACTACATATTGGGGTAAATTACAAGTATGACACAACCGAAGAGATTAACAGATAAACAGATTAAATTTGCAGAATTACTAGTTTATAATGAAGGCAAGATGTCTCCAGCAGAGGCAGCTTATGAAGCCGGTTACAAGACTAGAGCAAGAAGAGCTGCAGCAGAAATGCGTAACCCTAAATATTTTCCATTGGTAGTTAAATATATTGGTGAGTTAAGAGCAGAAATAAGGGAGAAATATGGCATTACATTTGAAAAGCACGTGTCGGAACTAGCCCAGATAAGGAACAAAGCTCTGGAGAATAAAGCCTGGTCAGCAGCTGTAAATGCAGAAGTTGCTAGAGGTAAAGCAGGTGGTTTATATGTAGATCAAAAGCTTGTGATGACTGGCAATATAGATAATTTATCTGCCGATGAAATCAAAGACAAACTTAAAAAGATTCTAGATGATAACAAAGAAATAATTAATATTACGCCTGAAGATATCGAATCAAGTACGCTAGAATTGCAATCAGAATCCAACCCTGATTCCCATTAACAATAAGATTAATCTTACTTAATATTTTTCTTGGTGACTTTTTTACTAGTGACCATTTGTTGGTAACTGTTTCGTACATTGCCATTGTTTTCTCCTTGTGGATTTGGCCCTCGTAATGGTGGTAGTTGACTCCATTTTACGTTAGGCATATTTTTAGTTAGAGTTTTATTTTTCATTTATTTTTTCCATCTTGATTATACACCCTTTTGGAAACACATTTCTATCACTAAATACCTCTTCTTTTTCATCATACGAAGCAAACGTCCATAAGAACTTATTTGTTTTCTTATACACATAAGCTTGTGTGATCATAACACAACACTCAAACTTATCGAACTCATCTGCCGTTGCGTGCCCAGCGTCGCCTGTAATGTCGAGCCATCTGATAGAATAGAAATAATATCTCTTCTTGTTGATGATTGCGTGTCTGTATTTAGATTTTTTAGGTTTTCTCATAAACATCTTATACTGTATAGGGAGATTTTTGGGCAAAAAAGTTTTTATGAAAACAAAAAAATCCCCGCGCGCCGAGTACATTTGTAAAAAATGTTGGTATATATAGCTTATTTGACTGTGCCAGGCTGTGCCAAGGGTCGTGGCACACTATTATTCGCTTATACCAACACTTATAAGCCAAAATAGGGGTGTGCCAAGTGTGCCAGAGGTTTTTTTTACTTTTAAAAAAATAAAATTGCTCCAGAATTCCCCTATACACTGGCACATTACTTATCTTTGAACACATTTGTGCCATATTTGATAATCTTTTTAACATTTTGACCTTGTAAATCAAGCGTAGCAAATGGTTTCCATTGCTGCTTCATTAAATTTAATTCTAAAATTAAATTTGACCATTGTTTTTGTGTTATATTTTTACTTGTTATGGTTACTGTTTTCATTGTCTCCTTTCTTTAGAATCATTCTAAGGTAATAAGGGGCTTCCACTCTCGCATCCACCCCTCGTCCCTAGGGAACATTCTAACTCTGTTTATATGTCGGTGACTTAAATATTTTTAAGCTCTCCGCTTTTAATACTATTCTCTTTGGCTCTGGTGAGTTAAATAGTTTTGTTTCTTGTAACTCTACTCTTCTCACTGCTTCGAGGTGTCCGTCCATTGTTTCAATATAGATAGGACAATCAGATATGATTGTGCCTTTCTCATTGTTAGTGAACTTTCCTAGTATCTGTTGAAAATCTCTTATTCTCATCAATCCTCCTTACTATTATTCTTATTAATTCATACCACTTACGGCCCCACATCTCTCTTACATCTCCACTAGTTTTCCAATAAGCGTTAGCTATATTATCCAACCTTCTTTGGTCTTGTTTTATAATACTCATCTACCCTCCTTAAAAAGTTATGCATATGTTTCTGAAACTCCAAGCCTTCAATAACAAATTCTTGATAATAATTATCCTTGCTACACATCATAATCACACCCTTTGTAATTTTTGTGTTGAACAACATATTATGTGCCATTGCATAAGCTGCTAGTTGAAGACAATAATCTCCAATCCATTCTTTACGCTTTGGTTTGTTAGTTTGCTTGAAGTCTATAATAGCATCTTGGCCTTTGTGTATGCCTACTAAATCTGTTTGGCCTGCGTATAATCCTGGGTAATACAAAGTACACTCTGTGCCATAATATTCTGTAACATTAGATAACCCATTTTGGATAACTTGTACTGCCATATTGTGTGCTTGTTTACCTACATTGGTTTCGTCTAAATAACCTTGCTCCAAGATATACATCTCTAGAATCTTATGCATTGCTGTGCCTCTCGCTGCACTAGAAGCCACGATCCGCGCTGCATTGGCCTCGCCCTCCCTAGCGCGCCACTTGGCCAGCGATTCGCGTTTCTCGGCCGGCTGTGTGATGTCCAGGATAGTTGTAACACTCGGTAATTTTTCTTTATCAAACACATAGTGTCGTTTACCTTCTATCTTTTCTCGTTGAGTCTTAGGGTACTTATAACAGTTGTTTCTTTTCATCTTATATCTCCAGTTATAACCTTGTAAATCGTACCGACAGGTTTAGGTACTTTGTTATTCGATGAACAAGACGTTAATAGTATTAAAATAATTATAATTCTCATATTAATTTTTTACCTTGTTTTAAAGTTAAGTCACCTACATCTTTAGGTATAAACTCCAACTTACCAAAATGGGTCGATTGAGGTAAGTCTTTTTTATACCACGTAGGCTCCTCTAATTCATTTAAATTCCAGGCCCAATATGAACTATCATTAAATCTACATACATAACCCGGTATTTTATCTTCGACTTTGGCTTGATTAACTAAGAAGTCATATTTAATTTTTTCAATCAAAGAACCATCAAAGTCATTAGGTCCATACTTCTCTCTATTTTTTAACTCCATAATATAATTACTATTTCTTACATCCATAGAACTATAAGATTCTTTTAATAATATAATAGGATCTCGACTAAAAATTTTTTCGTTAAGCTCTCTAATCATATTTCTTTGTGTCTGTTGCCAACTCATTTCTTTTTACCTCTATAATCACTTAACTTAATAATATTAGTTTGATCCGTGGTAGTAGAATAATGATCTATAATTTGTGATATTTTATTTAACTTTACGTGAGCGTAAGGAAATAATAAACAACACACGTGAAAGGCATCTCTAAAGCAACATCTCCATCGATATTGCATTTTATGCCCGTTTTTCCTAGGTTTTTTGCGTACGGTACCACATCCTAAAACACTGTGAACCCACTCTACTATAAATTTATCGGTCATAGAAATTTCCATAACGATACGCCAACATTCATATCGATTAACTTTGTTACCTTTTTTCTTACGTTCAAAATATTTTTTGTAAGTAATACTTCCTTCTCCATCAAATAATCCAGCGATGTACGCTGCTTCATTAGTCGTCATTGTTACCTTTAAAAAATTTTTTACAATGTTCAGCAAACTTCTCATCATCTAATTGATTAGAGAAAAGTTTTAGTATGGCTTTGTAAGCTGCGCCACCTTGATATTCTATATCGTCAGTGGAGACACCACGTCTGGGACTCTCTCCACTAACGCCGAGCGTCGTCGCTACCCTTTCAGGTCGTTGCTTAGGTCCAGAGGAACGCAATACTGCAGGACTTGTACCCCTAGCTCGGTCAATTTTTTTAAATTTTATTCTATGTTTAATCGACATTTTTTTTGTCCTCGTATAAAACTGTAAATTCATCTTCATAGCCATCATAATAATAACCATTAACTTTTGGTTTTCTGCTATATTTTTTTTTACTCTCTACTTTCTTAGGTTTAAACTTCGGTGTTCGTAAAGCTTTGGCTACAGGATTCTTCACTGCAGCCTCGCCTTCTCAACCATTCCTTCTAACTCTTCAGGAGTAGGATCATCTATAAATACTTCTCCTTCTGATTTACAAGTCGGACACTGATGGACTTCACTATAAGAAGAAGTTGTTTCTCTCAAGTATCCATTACCTTTGCAGTGATTACAAATAGCTTTATGTCTTACTTTTTCCATTTGCTTTTCCACCTTTGTTATCTAAAAAAAATCTAATTAATCTTCCTATCATTTTAGATCTTGTTCTGTTCGTCTTCGTTGCAAGTGTTCCTAATTGTTCCCAATCAACTTTGTTGACTGATAACGATTTATATTTATTTGGGTCTGCCATTATGCTCCTTTCTAATTTAGTTTTTTACTTTTATATATTTGAAAACTACCCCATAGATTTACTAACTCTTTAAAATCTTTTATAGTAGGTAATGTCATTTCAGGAAATGTTTTATCAATATGATTTTTCATATCTTCCCACTCTTGATTATCTAATTCTTGTATTGTTTTCATCGTTTCTTTAGCTGTCATTTTATTCTTTCTGTTGTTGTTCATATGGGAATATATGCCAATAAAACAAGGGGTTGTCAAGTATATAATTTTATTATAGTATGAGGATCTCTTCTCACACCTTTTGTTTGTTCGTCCCTTTCTAGGGACGGACAGACAACTTAAATATCTAATCTAGGTTGACACTTAAAGCCAATCACAATTCGGTCATTATTGACACGATCTTGCCCCATTTGTTTCATCATTTCTTCGGCTATTTTGTAACCAGAGGTTGCACACTCAAAATGTGAATTATAAATTTCTTTGTGAGATATAGAAGGTAAACAACTACCGTACATTTGTGTACAGATTGAAAGAACTAATATGAAATTCATTATTTTCCCTGGCCCCGATACTTCTTCCAGGTTCTACGTCTATGTTTATTCATCTTACATAAACTAGGGTGCCTACCAATATTTGTTTTATTAAATATAGGTTCGTGAGATACTTGATCTTTAAACTTTTTTGCCATCTTCTTCTAACCATTCTCTAACAAAAGGTTTAGCACCTTTAGGTGCTGTGATAGTAGGTAAATAAATTATTTTACCATTAACGTGTTGCTCTAAATCAGCTCCACAATTCATACATCTAAAAAAGTCTCTTTCAATAGCAACTAATGCTGTGAATTCTTCACACGTAGGACATTTACCATTTACAACTTCAGCTGTGAATTTAAGTCTTTTTTTTCTAGGCATTACTCTAATATTAATGCTTTTATAGAGAAAGATCCATCTATATTTTTTTCTAACTCTGCTTTTGATTTAATACATTTATATTGTATATTTGGTTTATCTGCTCTAGTAGCTACTCTCTTACCTTTAAGACACTCTGACATTGATGGTTGTATTCTGTGTTCCTTGATATCAGGTCCTACAAACATTAAAAGGGCTACGATATGCTCGATCATAATACCTTACCTTTGTTAGGTCCGTGTTTAATTCTATATTTGTGTGTTCCTGTGCCGTTAATGTCTACTTCTTGTTTCATTACTTGATTAAGAAATATTTCATTCCAACCATTTTTGTAAGCCTCGTTAGATGGTCTAGATCTACCATCAAATTTTTTACCTTTTTCTTTTTTCATTAATGACCGTTCCCGTTTTTTCTAACTTTATCTTTTAACTGTTCTACATCAGCCAATGTTTTTTCTAACTGTTGTTTTAAAAATTCTATATTAACTTTGTTAGTCATATTCTGTTCTTGATTCTTAATTAATTTTTCCACATCTTCAAACACTGATTCCAA